CGAGCGTGCACTTTCGAAGGGCGGGGCCAGAGCGGAGACAGACCTTGAATCCTACCTATCAGCCGTCATCGGTGAAAGGGTCGTTACTTTGACTCCTTATGTATTAAAATCCATTAATACAGCAGGGAAGCAAAGACTCTTAACCGTGACGCCTAAGGACCTTTGTGTCCTTAAGCCACTTCACAAACTTATGTTTAGCCGCGTGCGCCGGCAGAAGTGGTCACTGATAGGGCCCCCCACTTGCCGAAGTTTTGAGAAAGCCGGTTTTCGTTTTAAGCACCCTATTCTCTCCGGAGACTTTAAGGGTGCTACCGACAATCTCGATCTTCGTGTATCACAAGCAATATTGGAGGCCTGTTTAGAAAACGCTTCAATAGTACCTGCTTCAGTCAAACAGTTAGCTAGACTTAGTTTGTTGCCCGACATCCAGTTGGGCGACCTAACTCTTACTAATAGGAGGGGTCAGATGATGGGTGCTTTTTTGAGTTTTCCTCTGTTGTGTCTTTACAACCGAGTCTGTGCTGCCTACTCACTTGGCAGAAAAACTCCCATGCTCATCAATGGCGATGATTTAGCTGCCGAGACAGCTAACCCCGCCCCCTGGTTTGACATTCTTCCCAGCGTCGGTCTGGAGCCCGAGGTCAGTAAAACCTCATATGATAGGAACCGTGTAGAGATCAACTCCACCTTGTTTATAATTAAAGGTCTCGCTTTCCCCGTTCCGATCATCCGTACTCGGGCTCTTGTAAGGACAGCTTTCACTGCGTGTGTTGGCGGAGACATAAGATCTTTTTCTAAGGAATCTTATGAATTAAAAGATAAGTCCATAGGCTATATTTTTTCCCGCTTCAGATCTGTTATTCTGAAGGGCCTTTATAGTGGACTTCATCTCGGTGATCTGGGTTTCGACCCAAGTCAGATCACTTATCTCCGTTCTAGCGGCATCATGGGTGCCGCTGTTAGGATCGCACGCAAGCTACACCGACGCATTCCCCTTCCCCAGACGTCGAAGTTACCAATCACTCGTACCGTACCCGTATATGGAGAACTCTCTGATCGCGAGATCAAGATGAGTCACTATGAATGCACGGGCGATTTATTTGGCACCCAGAACCTTTTCGAAGGTACTGCGAGGTATGTCGAGGATTGGTGGGACACTCTCAAGTCGGAGAATTTGACAATTTCTCCGCCTGTCAAGTTAAAGGCTCTCTTCGAGACATGGTGGCTTCCTTGCCGTTCCACTCCCCTTTTCTACGGGGAACCCATGCCTGTCTCGAAGTTCAAACACCGTCTTCTCTCCTCCTTGGAGGGGAGATCAAAAGAGACCAGAGTGGCCGCTTCCGTCCTTCCACGATTATCGTGTTCCACGCGTTGGAATCTCAAGATAGCCGCGGAAGATTAGACCGAGATGTCAGAAAACTATGGGTGAACCTTCGGGTACGAGGTGTCCAGTCTTGAGGCGCGAAAGTGCTCCTGGAGCCGGGTTAACTCATCACCTCTTTTCCAAGATCTAAAGAAGAACCTTGGCAGGATTAGTGGAGTCCGAAACAGGATTAGGGTCCGAAGACTCAACCTGGTGGAAGGCGGATAAGGTGTTAATTGTCCTGATGGTCTCTGCCTGGCAGCCGAAAGGTTAGCCAGTGATATCCCATCGGGGTCTAGGCCACGTTTGGTCCGACCCTAGATGGACCACACACCTAAGTCCGTTTCTCCTGAAGCGACCGCTCGGAGCC